TTAAGTTTGTTTTTGTAATTCTCATTTATTTTTTTTCTTGTTAATTTTCTATTAATATCTTTACATTCTTCAGAACAGCATTTTTGCATTATAGAATATCTCCCTTCGAATTCTTTTTTTCAAATTTTACATTTAATAGATCCCTTTATCATTTTTTTCTCCTTCTTCTAAATGTTTAGCTAATCTTGAGAAATAAGAAGATGCTGATTCATTAGGATAAGCACTAAAAACCTTTTTTATCCTCGATAGAGTGTTTAGATTCATCCTTATAATAACTGATTTAACCATAAGTTACATAAGTTACACTACTATATAAATGTTTCTATTAGCTACTCCATGCAGGCAAGCCACTAACTACTTTTAATGTTTGGCCTGTTGTTCCTATTGCTAATTTTTTCCATCCAGCCTCTATTGTTGGAGCAACTCCATAAAAATTATCTATATAAAATGTATTTTCAGCACCGGCATTTGTTATTGTAATTATTATACTATCTATATCATTTTTATTTGCATTACTTACTCCGCTTATGTCCCATGTTTTAGTTTCGAATGTATCTGCTGAACTTATTGAGGGAGTCAATTCTGTTGTAGTGCCTCCACTATCATGAATCCCTATTTTAATATTACTTCCTGTTCTTGAACTTCTAATATCTAATTTAAGAGTGTCTATGTCTGTTAGATCTATGTTACTGCTTAGAGTGTTTGTTAAGGTATCATTTAAAGAATCTGTTATAAGTCCAATTCCTTTTAAAGAATAATCTCCTTGTGTTTTTATTGTAGATTCTGAATAAACTTGTAGATTTCCATCTGAGCTATTTTCGAACATCTCAATTTCGCATAAAGAGATAAAACTTCCATCTCCATTATTATCGCTTATATTTAAACGATAATATCTATAAGAGCCATAAGTATCACATATAAAAACTCTATTTTCTACCGACCCCCAACCTGTTTCACCTGTAATTGTATCTAAAACATCCCAATCACTATCATTATTACTTCCCTCAAATGTCCAATCTTTAGGCGAACGAGTAGTATAAGTTTTAGTTCCTCTAACAGAATATTTTGTAACTATTTTTTCATTTCCACTTCCATAATCTAATTTTAACCAAGCTGGAATTCCTCCAATAGCAGAAATCCAACCATAATCATTAATATTCTTATCAAATGCTTTCCAAGCTAAATAAACATCATAACTAGATGAAGCAGAAGTTTCATAACCTGCTGGCGCAGTATTAGAAGTCATCGTCGGAACAATATTTGCCCCATAAGTTATAGTCGCATCACTTGAAACATAAGCTGTTCTCGCTGTCGCATTAGAGGCATATTCCATATAATCTATTCCAGTGTTAGTTATACTTCCATCGTGATAATAAACTAAATCTCCCTTAGATGGACTTGATGGAAAACCTCCTGCATTATCATCTACATATTTTTTATTAACAATATCGTTATCATTAACAGGTGTTTTTTCAATAGTTCCTTCTCTTGTTGCTATGTCTTTTCTAACTGCGAAATCATCTAGAATTCCTGCACTTTTATTTAAAGGAATTTCTTTAAATTGTTTTGGCTTTCCGAATAAATTTTTTACCATAGAATAATTAGAATAAAGAACTATTTAAAATTATGCAGATGCTCTTTCTATTTTAAAAACTAAATATTGATTAGGAGAATTAGGAATTGGAATAATTTTTATAAAATCTGTTGTGGCCGTTAAATTTAAAGTATCAATATGTGTTTTTACTTCTGTTCCTCCTGTGCATAAAGTTGGTGTTGATGCAGTTAAATCTCCGACAGCCATTTTTAATCTCCAGTATTATCTCCAGTTAATTGTCGCCATGCAGTTCCATCAAAGAAAACTAAACTTGCTCCGCTCATTCCTATATAACCAGTTGGGGCTGTTTCAGCTTGTTTAGCTACTGGAATACTAGGAAGTGTAAGTCCTGTTGGATATATTGGCTCTGGATAGTCTGCCATGTTATTTTTTACCTCTTTTTTGCCCTTTAGAAGCTCGTGGTTGAGTTATTTCTTCTTTAGGAGTGTCATTATACTCTAAATCTTTAAATTCGTCAGCATAAGGAGAAACTTTATTTAATTTTAAACAATTAAGATGGGTGGCTTTTCGCCCTTCATAAGTCATTTTTACTTCCTCGTGTTTGTAATTAGACAGATAGATTCTGGGTCTGTTAATTGACAAACTCCAATTTCAGAAGCTCTAATTGTATATTTCTTTTGTGGATCTATTAAAACATCTATTGTTAAAGGTTGAGTTTGTTTCCATGTTCCGCATTTCTTAGCCATTAAAACTAATGCTTTATCTGCTGTAACTACTGGACTTACTGCTATTGTTAAACCACAAATAGAAGCTAATTGTCCGTTAGCAATTATTCCACTAGCTAGTTTAAAAGTAGGGTGGTTTATTACTTTACTATTTCCCATTAAGTTAGCATAGTCAGTTTCATTAACAATTAAGAAGCCCATTCCACTAGTTAAGATAGGGTATCTATCAATACTAATTTCTCTAATTGCATTTAGAATATCCTGGACTGGATCTCTATTTGCGATAGTATCAGAATCCCATTCACTTCCGGCTGTAATTGCTAGTGTATTAATAGTTGAAGGTGTATCATTTTCTGTTAATGTGTTATAGATAGTTGAATCAACTGAATAAACTACTGCATCAGTTATATCTGAGATTGTTTCAGCTTCTATTCTAATATTAGAAGTTAAAATATCTTGCCAGTAAATAGTTCCTTCTCCTCCATGTTGAAGAATAATAGCATTTTTTAAAGTAACTCCTCTCTCCATTGCTGGAAAATCTGCGCCTCTAGGTATTCCTTTAACATTACTAACTGCTCCTCCTGTTAATGAAGTAGCTGTTTTTTGATAATAAGAATTATTCCATGCATCAGAAGAAACTTCCATCACCATTTTCTTCATAACATATCTTTTATTAGCAAATCCTTTAATATCTCTTTCCCATGTTTGCTTTCTAGTATCTGCTTCCGAGAATGTATCTACCATTAGTTAAGCCCTAACCTTACATTTATTGTTTCTCCAGCACTTCCAGTTTCTAAAGCTTTTCCGAATACTGCTCCTAGTGGGAAATCAGCTTCTACTGCATCTCTAATTAAATTAGCTCCACTTAATGCAACCAAATGCCCTAATGTTACTCCACTTCCAGCACATTTAATATCAAAAACTCCATCTAAAGCAACTCCAATTTCAGTAATTCCATCACTTGCAGTTTTTTCTTCTACTGCAATTCCAGCAAAAATATCCGCTCCAGAACTAGCTGTTGCAGTATTTGGATCACTAGCCATTTTCATTATTGTTCCTTTTGCAATTCCAGCTCCATCTGCAACGGTTACTCTTTTTATAATTCTTGGTGTTTCTTTTTGAACTGCTTCATCTGCCATAACTTATACCTATAATTAACTACTATATAAATGTTTTGGAATTAATAAAAAATAAAAAAATAATAAAAAAGGGGCATTCTTTCCCTTTTTTTTATTAAAAAATATATTAAAGTTGTTCGTGTCCGTCGAGAAACTTATCTTCTTTAAGGCCTATAATGTTCAATTCTATGTTTTTATTCCAAACTGGGAGAGGGAGTGTTTTTCCATCTGCTTCCGGCACTTTCTTAAATTTTATCATTTTTCTAATCCAGTTGAATGGATTAAATTTTCTTTTCCAGTTCATAGGCTCTAATGTGTTTAAGATTGTTTGTAATCTTTCTTTTGGAAAAACTAATTCTCCTAATTGAATTGGCCTATAAACAACATTACAAACCATATTTTTTCCTTTTACTTTTATAGGTAAGTATTTAGACTGCATTTCTTCGATAAATCTATCAACATCTCTTTTACTTCCTCGAGTGGCTATTAGAATTTGCATTTTATTCTTTAGACATTTCTTCTTCGTTATCTAAACTTTCATCAAAATCTTCTTTTAGTTTTTCTTCTGCTTCAAATTCTTCAATCTTTTCATCACATAGAGTTATTACTTTTTTAGCCATTTCTATCTGAACTAGATTGTTTAGAATTAAATCTTCGTTAGAAGCTTTTGCTTGCATCCATCTTTCTTTTGTAATTTCCATTAAATAGTTGGATCCATGCCAGTTCCCGCATATCTTTCTTTAGCTTCTCTTGCCCATTTCTCGTCAGCTGTTTCTTCCTTAAATTGAGGTTGGCCTGCATAACTTCTTCCACTTATTAACATTTCAGAAGTTGCTTTTTCAATTCTTTCTCTTTCTTTCTTCATCAATTCCAATACCTCTTTAGCTTCTTCTATGGGAGATTTCCCTTCATCAAGATTTTCTGTTGTTTCTGTTTTAGATTTAGTTTCTGTTTGATTTTCTTGCTTAATTTCTTCCTTCTTTTCATTAGTTGGGTTTGTCATTTTTCATATCCTCCTTTCATCTATTTGAGCATTTAGTTATTACTTCTAGAATTTTTCTTAAAGCTGTTGTATTGTTTGTTAAGATTTTTTCAAATCTAACTACAAAATAAATGCACATGCTAATTGGAAAACCAACATTACTTATTACCGGAATCCATTCATCAATCATTTTTTATTAATATTATTTAATTTGCCTGCTTTTTGATTATCTTTCGAAGGAGTATTAACTTTTGGTTTTGCTCCTCCTCTACCTTCTGTTAATGCTGGCTCTAAACTTGCTGGGAATTCAAAATTAATTTCTATTCCTACTTGAATTATTAAATTTTCTTCTACGAATTTTTGTATTCTTTCTATTCTCTGTTGATATGCTAAATAAACTATTTTTGCACTTGCTTCTGTTGTTCCAACACTCCATCCTAAAATTACTTCCGGCACTCCGCAACTTGTTACAAAACTTCTAATTAAATCATTGGCATAAGTTATTGCATCTATTGCACTTAAATTTTTTCCTTCATCAACTAATGCTAAACTTCCTTTAGGTATTACTATATGGTCTGCTTTTTTATATGCTGTTGCTAATTTAGCTTCTAATGCTGTTAATTCTGTTGTATCGTCGGTGTTGGCTTCATAAAGTCTTATCGGTTTTACGATTCTATGAAATCTAATCCCCAAATCTTCTTGTAATTGTTTTATTTGTTTTATTATAGACTCCCCTCTTTCTGCATAACTTTTTCCATGAATTTCATCTGCTAATCTATTCCAAGATAAATGAAAAATCTCTTTTGGATTGTAAGGTTTTCCAACTGCTTTTTTACTTCGTGGATCTATTTGTTCATAGTTTTTAATAATTCCATATTCATCAACATTAATTTTTATTCTAGATGGATTTAGTGGTTTAAGATTTGTTAATCTTCCGGCCTTATCTCTTACTATTTCCGCGAATGAATCTCCGCATATCAACATTGTTCTAATTAAGTTTTCTATAATTGTATTAAAATCATCCTTGCCCCATCCTCTAATTTTTCTTAGTTTTTCCTTTTCTTTGTTATTAGCTTTAAAGCCCCTTCCAACACTCCAAGAAGCCAGAGTATCCATCGATTCAGCAAATAAAGGAATATCAATATAGTAATTATGCCATTTCGCCCAATCATTAATCCAACTGGTCGAATTTCCATTAACTCCGTCAGTATCCGTCGAGCCTCCATTATAGAAATCTCCATCTTTTGTTTGGTCTGAATAATCTGTATCTGCTATTGTGCTGGCTGTTGCACTTGAAATGTTTAAATCCACCATATATCACTTAATTTAACATACTATATAAATGTTTTTAATATTGAACATCTCCGGAAAATATATTTCCCGTTCCGTTATTGTAATTAGTAGCATCATGAACATTCCCAGTTACTGAATTGTAATTGCTATTTGTTCCTAAATAAATTCTACTTCCTGCTCCTCCTGTTAAATAATTAGAAGAAATTACATTGTTATTGCATGTTCCTTCATCTCCAAATTCTAAATAATAAAATTTATTGCCTAAAAAGATATTATTATCTATGTTTTGTCCTGTTTGTCCTAAAATACTAAATCCTTTACAAGAATTTCCAATAAATCTATTTAAGGTTATATCTCCGCCATTTCCAGTATCTCCTAATAACTCCATATTTCCGCTTTCTGAATTTCCCACTATTAATGAATTTGTCATCGCTGTATTTAAAAATATATTGTATGCACTTCCACTTTCTTTATTTGAAAATTCACAATTTATTAATCTTAATGTAGATGTTCCTGTTGTTGCTCTAAAAAATCCTACATCTGAACTCCCTTCGTTATCCACATAATTTTCAAAATTCACATTTTCTATATTTAAATCAGTTACAGAGTCTAATTTTATTGAATACCATGCAACACTTCCGCTAACATCTCCTCTTAATTTAATTGTCATATTTTTTATAGAAACTCCATCCGTTGAAGATAAATCTAATTTTCCATAATCATTAGTTCCTGCCGTTATATCAATTATGGTATGTTCTCCCTCTCCTTCTAAAGTTATATTACTTTTTAGATTTAATTCGGTTATTTCATAAGTTCCTGCTTTTATGTAGATTAATGCTCCGGTATTATTAACAGAATTTATCGCTTCTTGAATATCATCAAAATCACTTCCACTTTCTTTTCCTACTATTATTGAAGCTTGTCCAGTTCTTACATTTCCTGTTCCTGTTTTGACTTCCTTTGAATGTTTAAAAAGTTGAGGAATTCCCTGTAAATTTAAACTCATTTTAAGGTTTTAAGAAATCTTTAATTGAAGCTTGACTTAGTAAGTTTTCTATTTGTTGCATCCTAAAAACATGAATATTAATCATATCTTCTGCTTCAATTCTTGAAGTGTAACCGGCCATGTTATAGGAAATTAAACTAACTGCAGAAAATCTCCCCGCATATTCTGAAAATATTTTTCTTTTAACAGAATCTAAAGAAGCCCAGTTTGTAGCAATATCATATTTCATTAATGTTGTTAGATATGCTTCTGCTTGTCCTGCTAGAATGTTATGATTCGCTTCTGTATTTCCTGTTGCATCAACATTTTCTCCAGCATAAAAGTTCATTTCTGCTTCTGTTACGATTATTCCAGTATAAGCCATGTTAGAAGTAATGCACGAAGTTATTTAAACTTTTGTCTTTTGAGGCCAACCAAACTGCCCTTATTATTCCTTCTGCAATATGTGTATCTTCTCCATGTATTCGATAAATAGGTTTATGTCCTTCTTTTATTATGTATTCACCTTGAACACTTCTTAATGATTGAAAAACTTCTTCATCATCTAAACATTTTAATTTTCCTTCTTGCATTAATTTTAATGTTTCATGATACATGTCTTCTTTTAATAATGTTTTAGATTTTAATCCTTCAAAATCTGTTTCTCTACTTGCATTATTAAGAGCAATAGTTTTTCTTTTTGTTTCTTTAGCTTCCATTAATCCACTAAATACTCCAAATCCAACTCCTCCATCATCAATTCCAATTTTTTTAAAATTGTATTGTTGTTCTAATGTGATAATTTTTCTTGTTGTTTCTGTTGTGAATTGTTTTTTAGTTGTAATGCTTTCCACTTGATTTATTGTTTCTTTGTTTATTTTTTCAACAATTTCAAATGTGTTTAAATCTTTTCCTGCTCCTGCACAATCTACACCTAGATAATATTTTTTATTTGTGATTATTGTTGTTTTTCTTTTTAGAATTAAAGTTGTTTTTAATAATTCATCGGGAAATAATTGTGTCAATGAATCCATAAATTGCCCCATGTATTCCTGTGCATACATAGCTTCCGACATTCTCGCCTTAGCTTGTTCTAATTTTATTAATGCTTTTTCTCTTTGAGTAATTGTCCATGTTTCACATATCTCTCTTTCCCTTACAACTTTTTCAGAATCTATTGAAAATCTTTTAAATGATTTATAGGCATTATTTTTATTAATCCATGTTCTATAAAATTCTCCTTTCTTTCCAAATGGTGTAGATAATAAAATTGTATCTCCTCCTGTTGTTAGTAATGCCGGTGTAACTGCTGTCCAAACATCTTCTGGGATTCTTGATGCTTCATCTACATAAAGTCTTCCTATTGTTAAAAATCTAATTCCTAGTCCGGAAATTCCTACTGGAAGACAATAAATTCTTACTCCGGATTTTAATGTAATTTTTGTTTGTGTTGGCCTTTCTTTTCCCATCTTAATCCAATTTTTAAAATTTTCTAAGAGATAGTTTAGTGTTTTTTCAAATAAGGCATAAGCTTGTCTTTCTGTTGGAGCAATCATAACAATAGGTTTAGATTTTGGATTGTTAATTGCATAATCTCCTGCATCCTTTGCACATATTTCAGATTTTCCAACTTGTCTTCCGCAACATAGGATTTTATCTCCTACATGTTCTAAGAATTCTTTTTGCCATGGATCATATAATAATTGCATTTTAATTGTAGGTTTCTTTTTTGTGACATTTCGGACATAAACATTCTAAGTTATTCGGTGTAGGCAATAAGTATTTGTAAATCTCATTTATTAATGTTTCCCAATTTAAAATTCCTTCTTTGTGATGAACTTCCACTTTTTGTTCAAATCCTTTTTTCTTGGATTGTTTAACTCCACATTTCTCACAGCAATATTTCGCATTTTTTAGACATTCTGCTCTTTCTCTACTCCTTAGCCATAATTGCCTTAATGTAGATCTAATTCTACTCGCTGTGGTTTTCATTAGAAATATTTTCCTTATAGAAAAGTAAATCAGATATTCCGAGTTTATTTTTTCCTTCCGGATCTATTTTTTTAATTATTTCTTTTAAATTTAATATAGTTCCAATAATTAATTCTTCGTTTGAAATGTTTTTTTCTTTTAGTGCATCTCTTACTTTTTCAAATCTTGCTTTTTTTGCATTTGTCTTTTGGATTTCATAAGCTTTTTGTTCTTCTTCGCTTCTCTCTCTTTCTTCTAGTTCTTGAACAATGCTTTCGGATAGTTTCTGCTTAACTTCAACTTTATAAGGGTCTTCTGTTGTTAGATTCTTCAAATATTCTTTTTTTTCTTCTAGAGTCATCTCTTTGTTTATTGAATAATGTTCTCTTAACAATCTTTCGATTAATGCACTTGCATTATCTTCTTGCCTTAGTCTAATTACTAAGTCTTCTTCGATTGTGAAGTTTTTGTTTTGTTTCATTCTTTTTCTAAGTTTTTATCCTTTTTATACTTTTCTATATATGTATATATATATATATGTATATAAATTATAATAATATAATAATATCTTAGGTAGTGTTTTCTTTATAAACCTTTGCCTATTTCGAGTGATTATGCGAACTTTTTTACTTTTTTCTAAAAAATTTTCCTGCGAAGTCATATATATTAAGAACAACAAACAATTAAGAATCGCTAATCATTCATTGTTTATTTATCTATTAATTACATCTTCATAATTGTATAAGTTAATAGATTAGGGCGACCGGAGGGAGCCCTAAGCATGCGACCGGAGGGAGCATGCACTAGCAAGGCGACCGGAGGGAGCCTTGCACTAGCTTGCCGGTAGGCAAGCAGGAGCAGTCCGGAGGACTGCCAAACCCCGGAAGGGGTGCCTAGCGAAGCTAGGGGAAACCGGAGGTTTCCAAGCACTAGCCGGCCTAGGCCGGAGGGCTAGGCAAAAAGCTTAAATAGCTAGGGCGGAGCCCATTGCTTGCAAGGCAAGCAAGCTATTTATGCTTTTTAGCTATTTAAGAGGCTAAAAGCCCTATTTTTAGCTAGTTAGCTTTAGCTAACTTCAAACCCTAGCAGTCCAGCGGGACTGGATTATGCGAACATAAGCTAGCTAGCTAATGAGAAAAAGCCCTGCTTTTTCTAAGTAAGCAAACTATTTAAGCTTTGCGACCGACAGCAAGCTTGGCTTGCTGTTTGAAGTATTTAGTTTTTGTTATGAATTCTAACATTTTCTCCCTCATCTCCAAGATAAATAACCTTCTTTCCTTTAATATCATAAGGATGTCCTAGATTTGCATAAATGTTTTTATCCTTTCTACTTGCTCCTAGGCTTCTTCTATATTTTCTTCCGTCTTGATATTTCATTTTAATTTAGTTGGAGACAAGAGCCTGTGTCCACACATGATGTCTCAGTTCGTTTTAGGCTCATTTCTGTCTCCTTTATTTTTTACTTCTCCAGTTGACTCTTTGCTCTCATCCTACTTATTAAGGTTTTTCGGACTACCATAAGAGTTTCCCCCTACCCACTTTATTTAATTCCTCCTTAAAGGCTACTCTAAAGCCTCTTGGGTTCTCTGGCGTTGGACACGCAACAAGACTATGATTTTTTGTTTTCATTGTTGTTTCTCCTTTAATTGTTCTTTTCTTTCAATATTAAATCTATCTTTAATTAATACTTTGGCTATGCATTTTTCTTTTACTTTAATTTTATCACATAAAATAATATTCCTACAATCAATATTCCAACAATCAATATTCTTACAATCAATATTCTTACAATCAATATTCTTACAATCAATATTCCTACAATCAATATTCCAACAATCAATATTCCAACAATCAATATTCCAACAATCAATATTCGTACAATAAATATTCGTACAATAAATATTCTTACAATCAATATTCTTACAATCAATATTCGTACAATAAATATTTCCAATTACTTTTAAATCATAATTTCCTTTTATATCTCCTTCTACTTTTATACTTTCATTAAAAGTTGTATCTTCTGTTAAGATTAAATCTCCTTTTATTATTTTCATTGTTGTTTCTCCTCAAAATCTCCGAATATTTTGTCTATTCTCGTTAATTGATTATCTAATAATGTTTCAATTTCACTAAACCAAATAGTATCCTCTATCTCTTTGGACTCATAAAAACTATTTGTTAATTCTTCTTTTAATTCTTTTATTGCTTGTGCATCTTGTTGTTCTATTCCTTCTAAAATAGCATAAACTATATGTTGATGCTCTGGGAAACAATCTAAAAAACTTAATTCAAGTTCTCTTCTTTTATCTTTTAATGTCATTTTGTTGTTTCCTCTTTTTTAATAAATTCCGATAGGTTTAATTTCATGTTTTTCTAATTTTTCAATTTTATTGTCGTTCCAATCTCTTAGTTTTAATGCGATTCTTGAATTAAAACCGGCTTCTCTAAGTCTAGCATAAGCCATTCTTCTACTAAATTTTTCTTCCGGTGTTTTGTGTCTTCTAAATCCCATGTGAATATAAATCTCGGTCTTTCCCGAGTGTCTTTTAAAAAAAATTAAATAAATTCTTTAATTGCTTGTTTTACTAATCGAATACTATGATTCATTAGTTCTTCTGATCCATCAAAATCAATTTTATCTTCTATTTTTAATTTTTCTAATAATCCAAGATAAATATCTTTTGCATAGCTTACATACATTGTAGTATTTTTTGAAGGAGATATAACAGCTTCTTTTTTTTGGCCAGTGTAGGGATTAACGACTTCTATTTCTAAATCCTCTGATTTAGATTGGTTTTCACTTGCTAATCCGTAATAAGCTCTTATATTTTTGAATCCTTGTTCGCTTTCAGCAACTTCAACAATAGCTATTTTACCCTCAGCTTTTTTTAGATTTTCTGCAACATCACTTTCAAAAACAGACATCCAGCCTTCCGGTGTTTTGAATCTATTGTATTCTTTTCCATTTTTAGATCTCTTTGGCTCAAAAGTTATAATTTCTAATTCTTTTCTCATTTGCTCGCTCTACCTCCTTTCACTTTTTTAAGTTTGTTTTTGTAATTCTCATTTATTTTTTTTCTTGTTAATTTTCTATTAATATCTTTACATTCTTCAGAACAGCATTTTTGCATTATAGAATATCTCCCTTCGAATTCTTTTTTTCAA